TCTTCCGGAGCCTGTAGGCGGCATCCTTCATAGTTCCCGTAGACTTTACCTCTTCGATGATCTCTTTGCCCGTGACGGCCTCTGTGTATTTGAAATCAGGGGTATAGGTGCAGTAGTGTTTACCGTTGATCTGAACAGGGTACTCTGGCTGCAAGGTCAGGTTCTTGATGAGCCCTGCTCTCTCCGCCAGCTTTAGATCAGAATACCGTGAGGCCTCGCGCTTCGAATCAAACACGATACCATCAATGGTCCGCTCACTCTTGGGCGCTACTTTGTATTTCACTGGCACTTGGCGCATCCTTTGGAAAAAAGTCATCTTTAGTGAGAATGATACCGCGTTGTTTGGCGGCTACCATCAGTTCAATCTGGCGGCGATGGGGGATAAGCCCACCAGTCCCACCCTTACCCATAGGCCACATCCACTTATAAACACCTTGCGTTGACATCGCGAGCATACCCGCTACAGCGCGTGGTCCTCCAAGCTTTGTTATCACCCTATTAGCAATCAAATGCATATTTCCCTCCAAATCAGTAGTTGACAACGTAAAGTAGATTGTGCAGGGTGTCAACACCATTGAAGGAGAAAATTGAAATGGTTGACACAATCAAAAGTTGGACGTGGGAAGAGATTAAGGAAGTGCGCGAATTAGCCGCTAATGGCTGGTCTGCATTGGATATATCAAGGAAGTTGGTGGGACGCACAAGAAACTCCGTTATCGGCGTATGCCACCGGAGAGGCATTCATTTGCAAAGCAAGAATGGGAGAATGATGGCAGAGGCGAAAGCGCTTCTACCTCAGGTTCCTAAGAGGGTTCGCCCATCACGCGCTAAACCTAAAACTTTAGGGCCACGTCTTGATGTTTTGCCAAAAGCCTACATCATCAAAAAGATTACGCCTGTCGAGGATGAAAATTTCACGCCACTGAACGTTACAATCGTCGATCTCCGTCATTTCCATTGCAGGGCTGTGGTCAGTGAAATCAAAGCGGGTGATACATTCTATTGCGGCCATGAAGCCATCACCGGAAAATCATGGTGTCCCTATCATATGTTAAAATACACATACCCTTTAATAAAAAGAGCGGGATGAGTAGTTGACAAATCTGAGAAGTACTGAGATAACACAATTGCCAAAAATGGAGAGAGCAAAATGGCACTTACAGCAGAACAGAAACTGTTCCGTTCCAAGCTATTGGGCGGTTCAGATGCCAACACAATTATGGGTGGCAACGAAGAATACCTTATGAACCTGTGGATGACCAAGACAGGCCAGAAGGAAGATGATGATCTGAGTGACAATCTGAACGTACAGATGGGTACGTTCACTGAGCCATTTAACATTCAATGGTTCACAAAGCAGACGAATAGAGTAGTTACGGACAATGGTGTACAGCGAATTTCTTCAGACCATAAGTTTATGGGGTGCACTCTTGATGGTATTACTGATAACGGATTAACTGTATTCGAAGCAAAGCATGTATCTGCTTTTGCTAAAGACGACGAGATCTTAGAGAGGTATTACCCACAGCTTACCCACAACATGCTTGTCTGTGGATTAGAGAAGGCTGTTCTTTCTGTTTTCTTTGGAAATGGAAAATGGGAGAAGTTCGACGTATCTTTGGATGCATTGTACTCTGACATCCTTATCGGCGCAGAAGCTAAGTTTTGGGACTGTGTAGAGAAGAAGATACCGCCTGTTAACATTCAGGTTCGCGCACCACTTGATGCTGTTCGCCTCGTTGATATGACAGGTAACAATGCTTGGGCTAACTTTGCCAGCCAGATCAAAATGAATAGCATGGGCAAGAAGCTATATGATGAGGCAGCTAAAGGCCTGAAGGATCTTGTCGAGGAAGATATGGCCGAAGCCTATGGCTATGGAATTAGCTTTAAGCGGGATAAACGCGGCGCACTGCGCATGAAGGGAGAGTAACATGGACCACAAGGAAATTTCACTATTGGAAATTGCAATGCTTCCAGATGGCTTTGCGGTAAAGGCACATCCTATGCTGCACGACCCCGACATGAGTTTTGTTCGGAACCGGCTTATTGAGATCCTTCCCGTTCTGGCGGAGCAGTTACGATCCCCTTCTGACACAACTCTAATTGAGATTAAAGAAGGCGAACTATCTGGTGCCATTTTGATGGTTAACCAAGACTTTATGGCTAAAACGAAACATTAAGGAGAATAAGATGAAAACCAGCGAATCAATCAAAGACCTAGCAACCGCTATGGCAGCAGCGCAGGGCGTTCTAACCAACCCGCCTAAGAATAAGACCAATCCGCACTTCAAGTCATCCTACGTTGACCTGAGCGATGGCCTTGAGGTTATCCGTAAATGCTTCAGCAAGCACGGTCTGGCGTTCATCCAAGGCACCTCTATCGTCGATGGCATGATTGTCCTCAATACCCGCATCACGCACCTTAGCGGCCAGTGGATCGAATCAGAGTATCCTGTTGGCGGCCTTGGCAAGCCACAAGAGATGGGCTCCGGGATGACCTACGCTCGTCGCTATGCCCTATTCAGCATGGTGGGTGTCGCTGGTGAGGATGATGACGATGGCAACGCTGCACAGGCCGCTGAGCCAGCAAAGGCCGCCAAGGCTGCTCCTAGGCAGATGCAGCCGGGTATGACGCCAGACGATAGCACAAAGCTGTTGGAAGTTATTAGGGGCGCTATGGAGTTTTGTAAGACGGTCGAGACACTGACCGACTGGGCGGGTGAACACAAGGATCAGATTGCTATGCTCCTTCCAGCACACCGGAAAGAGCTTGAGAGCGATTACAAGAGCTACCGCAACACGTTGAAAGCCAATGGCTGATACAATCTATGCACGTCGTAGGGGGAGCAAGCTAGAACCATGCTCCCTCATCGATGAAGAAGCGCTGATGGAGTTTCCTGAGAACAAGGATCTCTCCATCACGATAGCTAGGACGAGAAGCAGTAGGCAGCATCGGTTCTTTTGGGGATTGCTGCACAAGGTTTGCGAGAACCATGAGACGTATCAGAAACCGGAGCAACTGTTGCTATGGATTAAGATCCGCCTTGGGTACGTGGAGGAGGTCAGGTTTCATAACGATCAAGTATGGTGGGTAGCAAAGTCCACCAGCTTTAACGCGATGGGGCAGGATGAGTTCGGGAAGTTTCTAAACGCCGCCTTAGACTTGATTGTTGAAGAGGTTATTCCCGGAATCACATTATACGATCTACTAACAGAAGTTCAGAAGATGGTTGGTATCAACCTCAGAGATTTAAGGAGTGAAGACGATGGCGTGGGAAAGTAAACCCGGTGATATCTCCCTGTTTCAAGCAGGGCAGAAGAAGAGTGAGAAGCAGCCCGATTGGCGTGGGACTGTGAACATCGACGGTGTGGATCGTGAAGTGGCGATGTGGAACAAGACCACAAAGTCTGGCGATACGTTCCTGTCTGGCAAGGTAGGTGATGAAGCTAAGCCAAAGCCCGGCATTGGGTTCACGCCTAAAAAGACTTTCACCCCAACAGAGAAGCCTAAGCAGTCGTTTTCTAGCGATTTAGATGACGATCTGCCCTTCTAAATCATGGCAAAGCGCAAAAGACTTTCAACGACACAGCGGATAATCCTCTTTCAAAAACATGGAGGCATCTGTCACATATGTGGAGGTAAAATTGGAATTGGCGAAAGTTGGGAACTTGAGCATATTATTCCTTTTGCGATGGGCGGTGAAGATAACGAAAGCAATTGGGCTCCAGCGCACATCAAATGCCATAGAGACAAAACGACTATTGATGTGGGTCAAATTGCAAAGGCTAAACGGCGCGAGGCGCGTCACCTTGGAGGTCACACTTCAAGGTCGCCGTTACCTTTTGGTAAAAAATCTCCGTTGAAACGGAAGATGGATGGAACAGTAGTAGAAAGGAAGAAATGATGTATATGACAATCCGCATGATATTAAAGGCAATACGTCCCCATTCAAAATGGAAAATCGATGTATATGATCGTGATGTATACGATAATGATAGCAATCTTACAGGTTCTAAGATTGTATTTCAGGCAAAACGTTGGGATTCAGACGATCTACGTTACAGCAGTATAGCTGAGTTTGACACGATTAACGAAGCTTATGACTTCGTAAGGAAGTATAAGTCTTTCCCTATTTCCGCAGATGAGGTTGTCTAATGTCTACTTACAGAATTACTACTTCCTCCGGTGATTGCTATGACATCACGGCTGAACTGGTAGAAACTAGAGATAAATGGCTTATGTTTTTCAATCCCTCAAACCATAACGCCTTTGGGGGCAGTAGGATGGTTGCCATCATCGACGGGTGGGAAGTTAATAATGTTCAGCTCCTCAACCCAGATACCGGCGTAGCCGATAAAATCAAGCCAGCATAAGGACCATCACAATGGCGTTAATCCTACCAGACGATTACAACGCTGATTCCAAAATTAGCCCTCTTGAGAACATCTTTGACCACGCATTCCCACTGGCGGACAAACTATCTATGTTCGTCAACCAATCAGCTGAAGAGATGGTAAAGAACGATCCAGAGTTCTCCAATATGTCGGATGTTATCATTGCTCACAGCGTGGCATTGATGCTTATCGTATGCATGATGAACCGTGAGGTTCTTGACGATCTCACGCTTGATACCACGTTTAAGAAGGTCAAGGGGATCACTCAGGACTACCTGAAGCATCTCCTGACCGTTGGCAAGGACACTTTCAATTGATTGTCCAGCTCAACCCGACAATGCCGATGCTGACGCCGAAAGGCCCAGCATTAGCGCATTTCCTCATCGACTACGGTGAGGAGCATCACCTGATGTGGGTCTGTGTTTTGGAGAATACAGGAGAGATTTGGACCTATGCCAATAACATGGTTCGCGCTCAATCCAACCCGACCTTCAACCGATTAAAAGTAATGGGTGTATTAAACAATGCCACAAAATCTGACGCCCCAGCAGATGGTGATCTGGACCGTCAATGCTAAGCCACGGGAGCAGATCCTTATGCTCCGTATCTTGGAAACGTATCGGCGGAAGCAATTTACCGCCACGATTCAAGAGATCTCTGATTTGAGCCACATGTCGATTGGGAGCACTGTACGTACATTAAACGGACTGCGTGACCTTGGATGGCTTGACAGCTCCAGAATGTACAAGAAGTCTGGCCGCAACCTACCAGTGGTCAGCAATTGCGAGTACATCGTCACGATTGGCGACAAAAAAGAAGAGGACTTGAAAGACAAGCCCTCTTTTTAAGTCAGGAAAAACACCCGCCCGGACCATTCCGGGTGAGGTGTTTATCCTACCATACGAAATGCGATATCTTCAACCCTAGAAACGCGACTGCCCCAACCTTTTCCGAAGGTTCCCCAAGTAGGAAGCGCTTGCAGGAACGCTAATCTTTTTTCACAGACTTGAGTAGCAACGTCGCGAGCGTTGAGCGTTTCAATAGCAGCAAGCGTGGCTGGCCCGATGACTCCATCCGTTGCCACACCGACAACCGACTGAAGGGTTTTGGCCGCTCGCGATGGCCCCGAATTGATGGCAAAATCAAAGACTGCATAGTCAACGCCCGCTGGGAGATCATCTCCCTTGATTGTATCCCAGTACTTGGCCTTGTACAGAGGCATGACATCGTTCGGACCAAGACTTCGAATGTCATCTTTTGTCACTGCATGGCCAACATATTGCTCCCAAGCCGCCTTGGTGCAGCCTAAATTGGTAGCCCCGCCGGGGTCGCGTGGATCATCAACAAACCCGCCCTCTTCCTTTAAAATAAGGGCGAAACACTGTTCCCAATTATTTGCACTCATTTTTTAGCCACGCCCAACGTTTTTTCATAAGTACGCAAACCAGCCATACCAAGCATGGCGGTAACTAATTCCATAAGGGACTGATCCAGAGTAGGCAAATCATGCCACCCCGCCCCAACGGCGATTGGACGCAGAAGGTATTGGTATGCGAGGCCAAGTGCGCCAACCCACCCAATAGCAGGCCGCCAGCCACTAACAAAAATAGAAGACGATTGTGCTTCATTTGCATTCACCTGATTTTGTTGCTCATCCCAGCCCTGTAGGGATGTCCGTAGGGCTGCCTCAGCCTCCGCCCGTTGGTTTGGGTCAGGAATGAATTTGTTGACGATCTGCAGGCCTGCTGAAATTGCATCATCGATGCCAAAAGCCATTATACTTTCCCCTGTGCTATCCGAAGCGCATTTACGATATCATCGTCATGCATGTTAAGCATTTGCTTTGTACCGCCATCCAACGCCTTCTTAGCCTCTTTGAACATCCTATCCGCCTCTGGGATGCGACCGCCCGTAGAGCGCTGAGGGCGATGCACGAATCCACCACGTTTTTCATGGATGTCAGTACTATTAGGGTTGAAAGTACCCTTATTACCTAAAGACGATTTGATTTGAGAGCCCTGCCCAAGCACCACAGCGAGGTTCCCGCCATTCTCTTCAGGTATCCAAGCATCGTGCCCTTTGGCGCGAAGCGCATCAAACCAATCGGACTGATCTTTTTTATAGTTTTCACTTTTATAAGCGGGACGCGGACCGGTGTACGGGTTTACTGCACGAATGTGGGTTGGAACAACACGACTTGCCGTGTTCATTGGTACTAAATCCCAACCATCGCGCTTATATCCTTGGCTGTCGTTTGTTGCTGCATACATTGAAGCTTCTTTTGGATCTGTCGTGAACCAAGCACCGTGACGTCCAATTTTAAACCCACCCTTCTTATTCTCGAAAGGCTGGTCTTTTGATGTCCCTGTATAGTATTGTTTTGGAGTGCTATCTGGCTCTTTCGTAAGCTGGTGAGAGCCAGAGTGCCAATCGGCTAAATTCTCCTCACGCCGTGGGTCGCCGTGAGGGATAAAACCACCACCGTTATAACCGATCCTACCACCTTCAGCGCGGTGCACGAACCCGCCCTTTTCGTACCGCCGTTTAACATTCACGCGGTCATGATTAAAAACAACATAGTTTCTCGTTCCCTTTCCAACCCCACGGCTACCCTCATCAAAGTATTTGATGCCCGGTATTCCTGCTCTTTGGAAAAAGTTAGATGCGCCTTTGTACCCATGCGGGTGGCCAGCGGCGATCTCTTGATACAAATTGCCAGCTGTCTTTTCTGATTCCATATGGTCCCTAACTTTATCCCACAACGTAGGCACTTCTTTTCTGGCATTAAAAAGACTTGCCATTACACGCGGGTCTTGATCAGTCATTGGCTTATCCCAATCCAAAAAGTGATCGGGATGAGCATCAATGGCGACCTCGTACATATGGCCAGCAGGTTGATACAACTTTTTCTCATCTACATTCTCGTTCCCCAAAAAACTTTTTAATTCATAAGCATCCGGGTACGAAGCATGAGATCTTGGTCGGCCCTCACCGCCCGGAAGCGGATTGCCACTTTTATCTACCCCTTGGACCTCCACAGAATGAAGAAAATCATCATCAAATTTTGAACTCAACACTTTGTCATACGCTCGTGAAGAGGGAATCAGGTTTCCCGGTGTATAGTATTTCTTTACTAATTCGTGATAATATGGGCTTCTAGCTTGACCCGCCAATCTGTCTCTGTAGGCTTTAGCGACAGGTTCAGCTTGAGCAAAATACAAACCATGCCCATAGGCTTGAGCCCCTTCGCCCGCGCCAATCTCGCCGGTGTCAAACTTATCGAACTCATATGGAGAGCCGTGGTAAGCGGTAATGTTATTTGGTTCTTGATCGTCCATTACAACCTCCCACTAAATGTCGGTTCGCCCATCAACGCAGTTTGGATGTGAAAGCCGGGAATTAAACGTGCGCTGCTTGTCTCATCACCCCCGATCCTACCACCTTCAGCGCGGGCAACCGGCAATGCACCAACCGCAGCGGGGGCGTTGGCGGATAGCTTGATCATATTCTGGGCCATCGCTGACAGAAGGCGGGGGTTCTTTTGGAGCATTGCTTGAGCATCCCGGAACTGCTGAATGTCTGAAGACGCCAGCTTGTCAGCTAATCTTTTTGCATACCTAGCTCCCATAATATGGTCAGCTATGCCGTAGGCATATTGCGCTAAAGCCAATGGCTGCGACAACAGGAAGGTTGGCACAATGCGGAGTTCGCGGAGTTTATAGTACAAAGACGGATCTGCGCGTCCAGCATTCTTGGCAACGTTTGCCAACGAATTGCGGAACAGGGATTCTGTACGTACAAAACGCTCAAGCTTCTCATAACCGTTATTGCCAAAGATATTCTTCATGGCCTTGGCAGTGTAATTGTTGGGGTCAAAATACTTCTCAAGCATCTTGGTATTGATGCTACCGTCGCCATTGCGGGTTTTTGTCAAAAGAGATGCGAGGACACCTTGTTGGGCTAGCTCACGCTCCTTCGGGCTCATCCCAAGAGTGGCATTGAATGCATTGGTCTTTGCCAGTGTATTGCGGTCTTTATCCAGCAATCGCAAGCCGCCACTAAAAGCATCTTTCTCGCCGAAGATATCCTGCGAGTTTTTGATCGCATGATCCAACTCACGGCTGTAAGCTGGGTTAGTTTTGTCACGGATCGGGTCCATGAAAGTCTTGCCGATGCTTTGCGCTCTGCGTCCAACGCCACCTTGAGTGCTGGCACCGCTCTGGAATGACGCATCTTGTATTGAACCAAGCTCCCTGCGGATTTGGTCAATATACTGCGTATTCATGCTGTTTTTATCAGCCAGAACCATTTTAGAAGGAGGAAGTCCTTCAATTGCTTCGCGAACCTGAGCAACAGCATCGTTTGTTTGTTTCTGCGCAGCCATCTTGGCAAACCCAGTGCTATCAGCGGGGTCTACCTTCAAGATGTTTTTCAAAGAGTTGTTATTCAGCTTGCGAAGATCATCAAACGTCTTGATGCCGTAATCATCGAATGCAGAAACGGCGTAATTTGGCATTTTTAAGTCGGATATTGGCGTATCGCCAGTATTCATAAAAGCCGATTTGAAGTTAGGGCCAAGCTCATTTGACAGATTTGCATCTGCATTCTTGACCGCCTGATTAAAGATTGGTTCATCAAGCAATTTGTTCCACTGAGGAAGCCACGTACCCCTGCCAAGATCAGGATTTTTGATAGGAGCCCAAGCCATCTGATTGCGTGCTTCGAATTCACGGCGTGCATCGTCTTGAAGCTTGGCAGCGTTCAGCTCAACACCAGACATTTTTTCGGCAAAGGTATCGAAACGCTCACCCGCATCCGATAGTCTGTTCCTCATTTGCTCTATGATATCAGCAACAGCTTCAGGATCATTTTTGGCAATCTTTGAAAGAGCCTTCTGAAACTTTGGCCCGCCAATATCAGCACCCATAATAGGCTGGCCTTCTTGTGCCGCCTTAATGAGATCGTTCATTGGTATTTTGGATGCGCCAGCTGCTTCATCCTCAAGCAAAGACTTCGACAGACTATTTAAGGCGGCATCCTTAGGAGCCACCATTGCCTTCATCCACTCAGGGGCTACCTTAGCTGCAGCCTCTCCCACCGCACCAAGACCAAGACCCAACCCCCCACCAATAAGGGCGGATGTTCCGATATCCTGTTGCTCAGACTTTGGCTTAGAACCAATAGCCTTTTCTTCCGCCGCAGAACCGGCGCCAAGGGCTCCAGCCTCTACGCCCATGCCAGCAATGCGAGCGACTGTAGGAGCCGCTCCTAGAGCCTCCGCACCAGCCGCCACAGGTCCGGCAACTTCACCCACGAACGGGATCAATAACTGCGAACCAATGTCCGCTGCCAGCTGAGTCTTAGGATACTCTTCCCCAGATACGCGACGTTGGGCTTCATATTGAGCCTTTAGGTCCTCACGACGCTGGCTGAAGTCCTTACCTTGTCCGTATCCAGCCGCCGCGCCGATATCAGTTGCAGCCTCGCGAACGGCAGGACCAACGCCAAGCATTTCGCCTGCTCCGGTTACAGCCGCACTCGTATAGCCGTAATCCTTGGAGCGTTGTTTCGCTTCAGGAATATGGGACTGGATTTTAGCTTCATATTCGTCAACAGGCTTAGCGGTCGCCTTGCCTGTTCTTGACGCCATAGCCTGTTCAAAGGGATCGGCTTCATTTGGTTGGTCAGAATCACTCTGGCTACTAGCCAGCTTTTTCTGCATCAAGGTATCAAATGGGTCCGCATTCGAATCATCTGTTGCCATTTTTAGTTCACCAACCAACGGGAAAGATGCTTAACTCCGGGATAGTACTTTTGAACCTTGGCATCAAAATCTGGCTTCGAAATGTGGCCATCCATCAATTCTGTAACCAAGTTAATGCTTCTGCCCTTAGGATTCTTCCAGCTCAAGTCTGGGCTCATAAGATCCTGCAGGGCATTTTGTTCCTTGTTATACTGCTCTGGTGGATAGGCAGCTTGGATAGCCTGATCAACGTTCGCGCCCATACGAGCAGTCTTGCCGCCAAAGTAATTGACTGCTTGCTGAGCGTCACGAGCCATAACGCTTTGACGCATGATGCTTGTAAACACCTTGTTGGCCGACTCTGGCTCTAGAGGAGTACCCGGAAGAGCTGCTTCTGTTGCGTCAATAGTTCTAGCTGCGGCTTGATGGGAAATCGACCCAACCTGTTGGTTAGCCATCAAACGCGATATCTTTTGCAACTCTTGCGAAGCCACGACAGGATCGTCTGAGACATTATAACCAGCAATACGAGCAGCCGTTGCGGCGGCACGAATCGATGCCAACCTGAACTTGTCGCCAGCACCCATAGTACCCCAGCCATTTTGCTGAGCAATAACCAGATCATGCGCCATCGTGCTAGCATCGCCCAATGCGGTGTTAGCTATCTGAGCAGACTTGCTTGTCTCAGCTGCAGTATCTTCGAACTTGTTCTTTAAGCTTTTAGCCGTATCGGCAGAATACACAGTATTGCCAACTTGGTTCTTCAGCGTATTTGCATACTGATCCAAGATTGAAGTTTTTTCCTGAAGAGCTTGTCCAAGCGGGGCCAGTTCAGAAGTAGACGTTGCACCACCACCTTGATCGCCAGCGCCGCCCGGTGAAGGCATATTGATGTACTTGTACTCTGGGTTTTCCGGTGTACCAGCCATGAAGAGCGCATTGCCGCCAAACGGATTTGGTGTAACACGCAATCCTTGCTCTTCAGCCCTCGTTTTGCCAGCAGTCGCTTGCGATGATTGTGCAGAACCATATTGAGCTGCGCTTTGCGCTTGGTTAAGCATCGTTTCGCGCTGTTGTTTCTGTTGCTCAAGCATGGTGTTGGCAAAACCTTGCCCTGCGCGGGAAAGGTTGGTACCGAAATCGCCACCCGAAAGAAGGTTTGCGCCAAAATTCAATGCAGCAATTTGGCGCATATCAATTGGAGGAGGCGCGATGTAACCAAAGCCCGGCTGCGCAGCGTCAGATGTTCGACGTGTGGTATCCTGAGCAACGACATTCGTCGGAACCCTTTGCTTAGGAGCTGTTTCTTCTTCGGTTGTGGCCAGATCCGCTGCAGTTGGCCTGTTTTTAC